ATTTTACACAGGCAGAATTAAGGGGTTGGCATAGCGTCAACCCCGCATCTGTTAGTCAACACGTCATTTTCACGCCTGAGAAAAATACCTATGAGCCAAATAAAGAAGACGATTCAAGCAGTACCGAACAGGGCTAACAGAAATTTAAAAAGAAACAATAGCCCTTTATTGGCTTCCGTTACTTTGGACACCTCAAACACTATGTTAGTGCAAGAGGATATTTTCAATGAACCTTCCAGAGAAAGGCTTGATTTTACGGGGGCAAAGTGGGTTAGATTCTTTACCCAGAAAGACGACTTTTTAAAAAGTTTAATTGCCATTGTAAACAATTCCCCAACGCTGCGGCGAATCATTGAGGATAAGGTAAACATGGTCGTTGGTGACGGATTTATTCCAATGAAAGGAAAGTCTAACACTTTGCTTACAACATCAATGAAAGGTGAGGTAATAACCGACGATTCTTTAAATGAGATTGAAGAAGTAATTGGACAAGTTAACTTGCACGCACAAAACTTACAAGAAGTGCTTGCTTCATTGTCTTTTGATTACGATGCTTTTGGAAATTGCTTTGCAGAAATTGTACGGGGCAAAGTTGGAAATGAGCCGTTCACTTATATTTATCATGTTCCCGTTTATAACATTGGCATAAGAAAAGCGGAGGCTGACCAGATTATAAGGTCGGTTGGCATTTATGATAATTGGGAAGAAGTGCCACTTACAACCGAGGGCACATATTATGAAAGGGAAGGTTTTAGGGAAATTCCAATTTACCCAGAGTTTAAGAAATTAGAAGACGGAACAGAGCGTTCAATTATCCACGTCAAACAATATGCGGCGGGATACTTTTACTTTGGCTTGCCTGAGTGGATAGGCGCGAAAATGTGGGCTGAGATTGAATATAGAATCCAGCGTTTTAATACAAGCAAGTTTGAAAATGGCTTTATGCCTTCGGGTATTTTACAATTCTTTGGTTCAATGACATCGGTTGAGGCTAAGAGCCTTGTAGAAGGCATTGAGTCAAAGTTTACAGGAATGGGAAATAATCACAAGTTATTCGTACAAGTTTTAAGGGATGAAAAATTAAAGGCTAATTTTATACCTACCTCAAAAGAAAGCGAAGGCGAATTTTTAAACCTTCAAAACCTTGCAGCATCAGCGATTGTCGTCGCTAACCGTTGGTCAAAGTCACTAGCGGGTTTTGCAACGTCGGGACAACTTGGAACAAACCAACAGATACGGCAAGAGATGGAATACTTGCAAAATACGGTTATTAAACCACGTCAAAACCTTTTGTTATCAAAGATTATTAACCCGTTCTTAAAAGAAATTGGGATTTATAACCCAGCATTTACCGACGTGACGTTTGGTATTTCCAACACATTACCCGTGTCTTTCATGGGTGAATTAAAAGTTGAAGAAAACCTTTCGTTAAACGAGAAAAGAGAAATATTGGGTTACGCACCCGTAGAAATAGAACAAACAACCCCAACGAATGAGCCAATTAATACAACCGAGTGAAGTAATAGCTGGAGGGGTTGCACGTCCAACACCAGCGGACATAAGACTTGATAAGTCGCTTATTAGCCCACATATTCAAGACGCGGAGTTCCGTTGGATTGTTCCCGCTATTGGCTTGACGTTATATGATTCAATGGTAACAGACAAGGGAAGTTCAACCGCGTTTACATCAACGGCTTATCAGGACATTTGGGACAAACAATTAAAATCCTTTTGCGCCAATGCCGTTCTTTACGAAGCTTCGCCTTACATGGTCATGCAACTTGGTTCAAATGGATTATATACATTAGACAATGAGTATGGGCAAAACGTCGGGGTTGATGGTTTAAAGTTTTATCAAGATACTTTGCTTCAAAGGTTGGACGTAAAGAAGAAAAGGATTAAAGATTTGCTTTGCAATTACTCAACACCTTTGACCGCGTTTATTCCAAGTGCCATCGGTTGTCCTGATTCAACTTGCGACGAACACGAAGAAGAAATAACAGACATTTACAATACTTTAGGAATTGTGTTATGATAGAGAAACCAAAAAAAGAAAGACGTTTCCTTAAAACTTTAGGGAAAATTGGCATGATATTATTAGAGGAGGTTTTATTAAAAGTGGGTAGTAATTTGGTTAAAAGGATTGGAGGCAAAAAAACATTGCCTTCGATTCTTTTTTTATTCCTATCTATTTCCATTTTTGCCCAGTACCCAGCAACAGGAAACAAACAACGACTTGGTTATCAGACTACGGGCGACGGGCTCGTGTATCGAGGTAGGGCTTTGGACACCGTAGGAATAAAAAGTAGTGGTTTAAACAATGCTTATTTTATCCTTGATACGGTAAATAATATTCTTTACAATTACATTAAAACTAAGGGCGGCTGGAAGTTTAGTAACGGCGATACGGTAATTATAAATAACAATTTTACTCAGCCTGTTGACTCATTGTTTTTTAACGTAGGTGTACCTACTAACAACGTGGACACGGCTAAAATGCGTTGGGATTCTGATTTAGCCACAGTTGTACTTGGATTAAATGACAATGTGCCAAACGAATTAGGATTTAAAAACTTTTGGTTAGTTAAGAATCAGACAGGCTCAACCATTACAAAAGGAAGCCTTGTTTATGCTAATGGCACGCTTGGGGCAAGTGGTAGAATAACAGTTGCAAAGTTTATTGCCAACGGCACTATTGATGCTAAATATTTATTGGGAATAACGGCTCATGACTTATCGAACGGTGAGGATGGCTACGTTATTTCCTTTGGCAAGATAAGGCAAGTCAACACTGATACATTTGCGGCTGGCGCTATCCTTTACCCTTCGCCAACGGTGGCGGGTGTTTGGACTGACGTTGAGCCTGTTGCTCCTAACGTTGATATGCCTATCGGCTTTTGTATTAATTCTCATGTAAACAATGGCACGATTGCTATTCGTGTAGCATCGGGATATAGTTTAAATGAATTGCATAATGTATCTATTTCTTCACCATCTGAAAAATCAAGTTTGTATTATTCTGGTGGATTATGGAGGGATACAACGGCGGCACTTTTAACAAGCGACACGGCTTCCATGTTTACAAATTACTTGCGCTCAGGTGTTGCGGCTTCAACTTATCTGCCATTGACAGGTGGAACAATTAGCGGAACAATAAATAGACAGGAAGGTAGTAACGATGGTTCATCATCTACTTTTTATTATAATATTTTAAATTATTTTGCAAAAAGAGATAATAATAAAGTCAATCAAACTGCTCAAATTACATTTACAGATAGACCAGGTACATCTACATTTCCAAATAATGTTAGAACCTCAGACATATATTTAATGACCGCTAAAAATTTCAGCGGTGGACAGTTAGGGCAATTCCTTGATACGACTTTGTCAGTTGTTGCAAATCAAGATGGTGGGAGGTTAGGCATAAGTAATTTAAACCCAGCTTATAAACTTGATGTCAATGGCACATTTAATGCAAGCGGAAACAGTTTAATCGGTGGCACACTCGGCGTAACGGGTGCAACTACATTATCAAATACACTTGGCGTAACGGGTGCAACTACATTATCAAATACACTTGGCGTAACGGGTGCAACTACATTATCAAATACACTTGGCGTAACGGGTCAAGCAACATTATTTAATAAAACATTTATTGGAAATTTTACAGATAATACACCAATATCAGGAACTAATCACAATCTAAGGCTTGAATCTGATAATGTATCAAGTATAGGTTTTTATGATGCTGACAATACAATAGCTAATATTAAATTTTCAGCTGCAACTGGTTTTGTAATCGGTGGATTTGATGGCACATTTGGTCCGCATTCAACCACGATGGCTGGTGCAACGACATTGACAGGCGCACTCACTGTAAACAATGCCACGGTATTAAACGAAGGCTCAGGCGACTTTGATACAAGAATTGAAAGTGATGGAAACGCCAACATGGTTTTCGTAGATGCGTCAACCGACCGAGTGGGCATTGGCACGGCTTCACCTTCAAAAACCCTTGATGTAAATGGTGAGGTAAGAATTGCAACGGTTACGGCAACGCCTACGGCTTTACTTGGTAAGGATGGAAGTAATGTTGTGGGCGAGTTAGCGCTTGGTACAGGAATTTCTGTTAGTGGTGGTATATTAAGCGTTCAAGCGGCTGGGGCTTCTGCAACAGGGTTAGTTACATCATTTGGTTCTCAAATATTTGGTGGAAATAAAACATTTAACGGAACGGTTACTCTAAATGATGAGTTAAATTTATCCTCAGGATATTTAAAAAGAGGTTATTTGTCAAGTACAAGTACATCTATAACCGTAGGTGACAATGATACATGGTTAAATATTCATCAAGATGCCGAAGTTACAATTACATTACCATTAGCCTCATCATATACTGGCAGGGAACTAATCATTAAACAAACAGGCAGTGGCGTTGTAACATCAGCATCATCAAATATTATTGGATTTACGACCGCTTTTAATGGCAGTACACAAACGGCAATTATTAATCCAGCTAATTATCGATTTGCAACACTTGTAAGCGATGGCACAAATTGGGTTATAATGCAAAGAAATAATTAAAATAAACACAACATGAAAAAAATATTAATACTTTTATTCTTTTTTCCTTCTTTTGCCATTGCACAGGATACGGTTATCATTTCCAAAATCTTTGGAGAAGATACCTTATGGAATGTAAAAAAAGTGTACTCAAGTCAAGATGTTCAAATAAAATTGTTTGAGGATTCTTCAGCCATTTATTATTACATTTTAAATGATGTTGTGGATGAGGCAAGGAAAATGACCGACGCATTTAACATTTACGAAAACCGTAACAAGTTTTTAAATGGTTTACATAAACTTGATAAAAGCATGGTTAACGGCAATGTGGAAAGTTCTTTTTATTACCTTTCTAATTTATACGCCTCATTCTGGACAGGCAATTACAATGCCATTGCCAATGGAACAAGGGTACTTGCTGGGGCTGAAATATTTGTAAATAAGAATAATGAATTAAGGATTAAGATTGGCGAAAACATAAACAAGTCTTTTATTGCTATTGCCGATACCTATGGCATAATTGTAAATTACCCAAACACAGGGGACAAATTTGTTATTTACAAAACAACAGACAAGTATTTTAAGGATTTAGATAATAAATTAATTCTTAGGAAACAAAAACAAATCAACCGATGAAGGCAATAATTTACAACATCTTTAAACTTGGTTATGACGGTATTGCATATTCTATTTGTTGCGGGGTGATTTTCTCGTTTTTCCTACCTATAAAACATTTTTTGATTTTTACAATCTTTGTCGTTTTTGCAGACACAGTGACGGGTATTATGGCGGCAAAAAAAAGAAATGAGCCAATAACAAGCAAAGGTTTATATCGCACTTCGCAAAAGGTGGTAACCTATTTCTGCGGTATCATGATATTTCACGGGGCAAGTATTACTTTTCAACTGCCATCGCAGATAACATATTCTGTCAGCTTCATCATTGCAGCCACGGAATTGTTTAGTATTTCGGAAAACATTAAATCCATAACTGGAACAAATATTGGTACAATTATTCTTAGATTTTTTAGACGTTAAAACAAATAATATGCAGACTAATTTAAAAGAGGCTTTAAAGTCAGCCGACACAATTTCCAGTCCTTTAGGGGACGTGAGTTGTTATAGTTTCAATTTTGCGGAATTGACGCAAGATATTTCAGTCCATTTAGAAAACAACAAAATCAAGTTTACTTGGCGGGAATATATCCAACTTGCTCAAATCATTTGGGACAAGATTAAAGAAACAAGCCGAGAATGTGCTGGTAAAGAGATAGAAGTGAAATTACCTGCAAAGCTATCAATCGTTGGTGCAGCTTTTTCGCTCATCGGGTTTAAGTTATAGGCGCAGACAGAATCGCTACCTTATGCACCTGAGAAGGGGGTCTATTGGTTTAGACTCCCTTTAAAAATATATAAATATGAAAGCAAATAAATTTTGTGTTTTCCTTGACGCGGGTCATGGTGGAGTTGACCCAAAGAAAAAGTTACCGTTTAATTATACGACGTATCCTTCAAAGTGCTTCCAGCATAACAACTCAATGTTCCATGGCTACGGTTGGTTTTTTGAAGGCGTGTTTAACCGTGAAGTCGCGGCAAAGATTGAGCAGTATTTAAAGGACTGGGGAATGTCGGTTATCAATGTGTATGACCCTGTTTTAGATGTTAGCCTAACTAAGCGAGTAGCAAAGGCAAACATGAACGCCCAAAATTATGAGGCTTCGTTGTACCTAAGTATCCACGGCAACGCGGCAACGCCAACGGCAAGGGGCTTTGAGGTGTTCACATCAAAGGGACAAACAAAGTCAGACATTTACGCCGAGTTCCTTTTTAATGAGGTCAAGGAGGCATTTCCTAAATGGGTTTATAGAATGGATACTATTGACAATGACCCAGACAAGGAAGCTAATTTCTTTGTCCTGAGCCAAACCAATATGCCAGCCGTTCTGTCTGAAAACGGGTTCTTTACCAATTACAAAGATGCGTTGATGATGTTTGACCCAGTATTCCAAAATACATTGGCGCTTTGTCATGCCCGTGCGGTGGTTGATTATGCAAAGACTCAAGGGGTTACGTTTTAAAATGGAAAGGGTTGACGCAACTGCCAACCCCGATTTCACCACAAATAAACTATGAACAAACGTAATCGATTTCTTAATTTATAATTTGATTTATAATCTTCAATGATAAATTTGTGACCGCGTCACCGTCGGTGCTTTTATACAACCGATATGCTATTGTAAGCATTCTGCCCTTATCCATTGTCATCATTGGCGGGTTTAAGTCTGGAAGCAAAGGCTCAAGATAAAATTTAAGTAATGCTATTTTACTATTTAAACCGTCGGAATATCTAATCGGTTTCGGATAAGTTTTAGCAATCATTTCAATTTCTTTCCAAGTGCTTATCTCTATGCCATCAATTAATTCATTATTTTTTTTCATGTTTTTGGTAATTTTTAGCCTGTAAAGCAAGAGAAAAACAGTCGATTTCGTCTTGACTTATTTTGGCGGTTTTAAAATTTGGTTCAAACTTGTAACCTTCGCTTTGGAAGATTTTCATAAATATTTCTTTTCCCCATTTTTTGCCCTTTTGCTCAGGGCTGATGTTGTAACCTTCGTAACCGTTTTCCTTAATCCATTCGTAAGCAATACGACTTGCGCCTTGATTCATGCCCACGTTTCGGGACATACGGGAAAGGATTGCGCGGTTAATGGAAGAGTTAAAAGTTACATTTTGAAGGCTGGAATCTTCAACCAGTACAACAGGGTGTTCGTATTGCGTCCACTTTGGAACATCAAGGATAAAATCCACGAACCTTTTGTATTTCGTGAATCTTACCTCTTTGCCTTGAATGATGCAAGCCGCCATTCCGTTTATCCTTATTGCTGGGTCAACCCCGATGTATGTCCTCAAAGTGTTATCGTTTGAAACGAAGTTACATATCCTTTACTTTCTTTTGGTGCATCTTCCGTGACTTTTTTTACAACGACCCTTCTTTTGCGTCTTTTGATTACTTTTGGCTCAACTAAACCGTATGCTTCAACCCCTTTGTTAACAAAATTTATTTCCAAAAGGTAGCCAAAACAGACGATTGTTCCCACGAAAAAGAACATTGTAATAAATTCGCTACCAGAATACTTTTCCATTAACCCGAAGAAAACTTCGATTAAGGCTATTACCGTTGCGCCTAAGGCTATTTTAGGTGGGAAAGGGCTTCTACCCTTAGTAGGGTTTAAAAAGTCCATGAAAACGACTGCAAATCGTCCAAGTTGTAAAATGGTGGAAGCAGTAATTGCAATCCAAAAGTTAATTGGTAAAAAGATGGCGGTTAAATAAGCATTAACCCCATAAGTTAATACTATTGTCAAAAGCATAATCGTTGGAATGTTGTCGCTAATGCTTTCAAAAGTCCATTTGAACTGAGTGTTGGTGAAATTCTTTTCCATTTTGTTTTGTTTGTTAAGTGGTGAAAAAAGTAGGGCAGCTGGGGGACTGCCCTGTAAGGTGATTAAATTTTTGCTTTTTTATTTAGTCTTTCTAACCTTTCATTGTATTTAGTAAGGCATACTTTGCAACAGGATTCTGGGTATTTAGTAGCATACCATTTAAAGTCGTCAAATTCATTATTGCCAATACCTGAAGTTCTACGGTTACATGATGTAATTGACCCGTTTCTTAAGTGTTCTTTTGCTACTGATTGTCCTTTTGAAATGTCCATTTTGTTGTTTTTTAAGTGGTGAAATATCGTTTTGTTTGTTTCAATATGTAAATTTATAAATAAATATTTACATAAAAAAATATTTACACAAATAAATAAAAAAAAAGTTAAAAAACATTGTATTCTTTCTTCAAAGGAAAGTTATCCCGTTTGATTTGCCAGTATTCAGCCATGAGCGAAGCACGAAACTTATAATCCCTGTCCGTATGATATCCAGATTTATATACACATTTACAGATTGATTCGTACAACTTAATCCCTTTGATTTTATAATTTGCTTTTTTACAAGCCGCGTATCTTCCAGAGTTTAAAACACCAGCCCAAAGGTTCATACCTTCTTCCGTGGTTTCAGCGCTCATAAATTTAGCCTTAATGTATTTATTTCGTCCGTTAATAACCTCCCTTGTCTTGTAGGTTACCGATTGTTGACCTTTCAAAGCCTTAACACCTCCAGCGTTGGCGTGTTTGCGCCAAAGTTCCGTTTCAACCCCTTGACTGGTTGCCTCGATAATGAAAAAGGAATAAATCATTGACACGGGAAAATCTGTTAAAACGTGGACGTTCATTAACATTGATTCGTAGCAGTAAGCAAGGTAAATTCGGCGAAGCTTTGCCCTGTCAACTTTTGCAAGGTTTCGAAAACCGCGACCTTCCAATGTTTGCCTAAGTTGTAACCCCGATAACTTGCGCACCTCGTAACCGTAGGAACGTGACCCGTAGGCGCTTTCATCAACTTCCTTTTTTTCGTCCTTACCTTGAATAGTAAGTGATGTAATTTTGTGAACGTAAACCGTATCCCTTTGAATAATGGGTACAAAAGAGGTGTAATTGTAATTTGTATTGATTGGGGAATAAATCAACCCAACAACAAAGGCAAAGCCAACCCCTCCAGCAATCTGGAAAGGAAGGCGTTTGTTTTGCGGAACGTAAGTTTCTATTATTGGCTCTTTCATGATTATTGAATTACTTGTTCAGCAAAAAAGTATCCACCATCATACTCGATGGTTATGTCGTTGGCGTCTGCAATAACGTTGCCATCGCAGTCGTAAACAAGTCCTCCCCATGAAAATTCATCAACAGGAAAATAATTCTCGTTTAACATTGCGGCGTAAAATCTTTCTACGGCTTCGCGTCTTGAAAAGGCTTCAATTTCTTGACATAAGTCTTGATACCTTTTAGCGTTGCCTGTGTACATTACTGAATAAATGTTCTTTTCCATTTTGGTTGTTTTTAAAAAGTAATATTGTTAAAAAAAAAAT